GTGTAATTGATAAACTCAAAAAACACGCGCTCAAAACTGCAACGATACGCAGCATAACTTCCTGGGACATCTACACCGACATCAGCTTTGTTGTTGCCATTTAATCGAATGTTGCTTAGTTTGCAGTTACTGTGCCCTTCAGAAACGCCCGCAAACGACAGCATTGTCCCGCCGTTAGTGTCCCAAATCAAATTGCATTGTGGCAAATCTGTAAAAGTGCTGGCGTTTTCGCCATACATCGTTTGCCCCGATGCGCTGTACCGCAAAGTGCTGGTGATAATGTAATCACCCAACGGCACAAAAACATCGTGTCCTGTATCTAATGCGTCCTGAATAGCAACCGTGTCATCAGCCACGCCATCGCCAACAGCGCCAAAGTCCTTTACCGAAACATATTGCTCCAGCTTTGTCTGAACGGTCTGTGCGGTGGCTCCAGCAAAGGTTGCGGTGTATGAGATAGCCGTTGCGTTGCCAGAGTTAATAACGCCAGTTTCGTTCGTCATCACTTCAATGCTGGAATTTAGCGGTGGAGCAATCGAGAACGTAATGACATTGCCTAAAAGGTTATAGCTATCCTTTTCCTGATAAACGCCGTTGATGAAAACGTTGGTTGCCAGAATGGTAGATGGCGCAGCCGAAAGCGTGAAGTCAACCTCAACGCCATCACCAACAAAGTCGTTCTTGACAACAGACGCAGATACAGCAGCGGGATCGAAGCCATATCCTACAGGACTGTAGAGAACGAACTCGTTACGCTTGTTGCGGATTGTAATGGAGAACTCGCCACCAGTGTAAAGCAGTGCTGGTGTGCCGTTACGATAAGCGTAGCCGTTGCTTGTGCGGATTGGCTGAGTAGCTGGAATGGTTAGGTTTGCGTCAAAGAACACCTGAATCGGATTTGTCTCAGGGTCATCGTTGATTGCACCGATATACAGGTATCCGTCATCCAGAGGCGTACCGTCTAGATCAGTGAATATTGGGTAAGGGCCAGTAACTTGAGTAAGTGCCATTAGAACTTAATCCCTTGCGTCTTTGAGCTTATAGCCGAAATTATGTTGCAGCGAAAGGTCATTGTGGCATTTCTACTGTTGGTGCTTCGTCTGGTTTAGAACCTACAGCTTCTGTGCCACCAATCGTCGCACCCTTTGCTATTGCAGAGTTCAACCAATTGCGAGCGTCCTTCATGTCGATGCCAACTAACTTAGCGTAGTCGCTGAACTGCTTACTGCCAGCAACACGATTGATGTTGCGCTCAAGCGCATCGCCAGTTGCTGCGCTTACTGTTAAATCGCGGAATGGTTCGCTACTTATCAGGTTATGTAACTTCTGAGCATTCGTCTTGCCAAGCCGTTGTGCAATCTCAGGGGCAGCAGCAGCCAAGCCAGCGCCTGCCACAGCCATGAGAGGGCCACCAAGCACGTTGCCGATCATAGCAGCGCCAGCAGCGCCACCAGATGCCATAAGGATTCTGCTTAGAAGCCTTTCTGAATTTAGCAGTTGTAGCTGATTTGAAGCACCAGTGCGCGTAATAGCTTTGTCAGCATCGCTCAGACGTCGAGACACAGCATATAGATCAGTCAAAAGCTTATCACCTTCTGGGCCAACTGCCTCCGCTACTTGCTTATAAACTGCGCTATTAGCTCGTAGGTCACGATAGATGTTTGCGAAGTTTGTAAAACTAAATGTCTCGTCAGTTGCTTTTGCTGCCTTGAACAGTGCTGAGGTAAGCACCCTACCGCGCATATTTTCTGGGATGATCTTAACAAGAGTATTTAGCGTTTGAACGTTACCCTTTGTTCCTTGTGTAATTGCACGCTGCATTAGCGGTGCAAGGCTTCCAGATAGGTTCTTGGTGAAGATCCGCTCCATCTGTTCGCGGCCTTCATACATCTGCTTGAACAGAGTATTTGCTGCACGCTGCTTGTCAGCAATTTCCTTACCCGCGCTTGCCTCAATGAAATTAATTTGATCGTCAGCCAAAGCTCCGTAAATGTCTTTTAAACGCTTTATGTTGGTATCCGACCAAGGGCCAGTACCATTCTCAAGCGCCTGACCAATCATGTCTCGATATTCATTTAGGGCAGTATATGTTGGATTATCCTTAGAGATAGAAGACCATAGTTTCTTTTCTTCTCCAGAAAGGTTCATAATTCCTTTCTTGCCGCCACCTAAAAGACGAATGCGTTCTTGCAGATAAGATTTAATTTTATCACTGCTTACTGTGCCAGCAGCATCAATTGAATCAGTAACTTCATCACGTAATACACCAGCCTTCTTACCGAGGCCCTTTTGAGCATTATCCAGTTGGTCGAATACGTCAGCCGACACTTGCGAAATGTCAGTGACAGCATCTAGTTCATCCATTGCCTTATGAGCGCGTTCCGATGCAGCCTGAACAGTTTCGTTCCAAACTTCCTTTGCCTGAGAAGCGATTTGTGCGCGTGTTAAGCCAACGACTTCTTTCAATTGAGAATTATCACTAAGAACATCGACTGGAAGTTCAAGGCCAAGACGATCAGCAGCAGCCTTTGCCTCTGGATTAGTCTTTGCCATCTCAGCCAATTGAGCTCGTGCCTTTGAAGCACCAGGCCCACGACTAACAGCTTTCTGAGCTAAGTCGATCATTCCTTCAGTGCTAATCTGAGCAGCTACGTCTTCTACCGCTTCACCAGCGATGGGCGCGGCCATACCAGCAGTAGGCGGAGCCATGCCAGTAGGCGCACCAGTTGGGATATCGAATCCAGTTGGTGACGGAGCCGCTTGTCCGCCCATACCAATATCAGGAACCATGCCTGTAGGCACTTCCCCCGTTACATTAACAAATTCACCTTCAGGTATACCAGTCCCATCTGGAGCCATCCCATCTGGAGCAGCGCCACCTGGCATAAAGCGTCGAGCAGCAGCACCAAATCCTGATTGCAATATGCCTCCAGCAGCAGCGGTTTTTGCACGCTCTAAAGCACTAGCGTCAGGCCGTCCTTCGCCGCCGCCATAAATGCCACCCTCAACGATGTCTCGTACTACTGGGCCTCCAGGAATAAACTTTGTAAGCTTGTTAACGGGAGACACAATGCTGCTTGGTATTTCAGCAAGCATAGATGTTATTGGATAATTCTCCATGCTATACTCACCAGCAGCCTGGAGCTTTGCAGCAGCTTCTGGGGACTTAAATACTGTAGAAAGAATTTCTTCCCCAAGATTACTTGTGAATCCACGAACAGCAGCTGTACCAATAGCGGTTTCCATTCCTGGAGCAGATGGTTCACGTATGCCTGAACGATTAGGAGTGAATCTAATTGTGCGCTGTGGATCTTCGCTTAGAGCCTTAACCGTTTCTGCGCTGAGGGGATTTCCACCAGTCAACTCTATAGCCTTGGCATTAACTTCATCAAGTGTTCTGCCAGCAGCCCACATCCCCTGAAGCTCGCTTGCTATGGAAATATCTTTATCAGTTGAGAACTTATCGCCTTCAGCAACTTTAAGCACAGGGACGCCACCAGCGGTTTCAGCTTCCGCACCGCCCATGACCTTTAAGAAATTTTCTTTTATTCTGTCTTTGTAAGCGTTAGCAAAATCTTCACCAATAACAGCGTCTGGATTAACATTGTAAGTCGGGTCTGTAGAAAGTTGTCTAAACCGATTACGCGCAAAGTCATATGCAAGTCTATCAGACGCAATCAAATCTCTCGTTGCGATAAGAAACTGGCGGCGAGCTTGTGGAGATACAAACCCAGATTCTGGGTCATAAAGACCCTTCAAATCAGTTATGGTTCTATCAATAGAAGTTTGAATATCTTTAGTTGTTTCAAATTCTCCGCCCAACACGCCAGTGCTGGGGTCTTTGATTTTGCTACCTAATGTAATTAAAAAATTGTCATCAGCTTTGCTTGGATTAGTGCGGCTGGCAATCGTCACCATAGTATCAAATATAGGCAAAACCTTTTGATATTTAACTACAGCAGGCTCAGTTCCATACTTTGAAAAAAGAGATTCAAATTTTGTTCGACCTTCAGTTTCAACACCCTTCTGTTCTTGGCGTTTAGCAAGGTCAGCTGCTTCCTGAGCTAATCGCAAGCGTTCTTCGTCGCGTGTCTCACCAGAAACCTTGCGACTTTCTTCAGCTATCTGCTCAGGCGACCTTGGAATATCAATGACATTAATTTTCGGAATCGAAAGCTTTTCACGAGGCACGCCACCCTGAACAATGTATTTTTTGCCATCGCTACCTGTGAGCTGATCACCTTCTTTGTACTTAACTGCCATAATCAATCACCATATCTTTTACGAGAACGACTTACGTCAGGAGCCTTACCCCAACCAGGGAAGGTTATATGTAATGCGCCTTTGTTACTAGCAGCAACGCGAGTGCCTGGATATGTTCGTTTTACTAAGGCAATCGCTTCAGACATCTTCATTCCTTTTGGCGGGAAAAAGTCAAGACCGTCACCTTTTTGGTGCGATCCCGTCTTTGTTGTTGTCAAACCCTGCGCCCTTAATGCATCTTGGTGCTTTTGCGTCCTGAATCCACTTGTTGGACTAAAGCCAAGTGCGCCTAAATCCTTTATTGGGTTAATGTTACTACCCTTAAAAGGTACCAGACTGCGTTGTGCTAGTCTGACCTCCTGTATCATCAATTGTAAAAGTAACCTCAGGAGGGGCTTCATTGCCAGTAACATTACCTATGAAACTCTCAGCATTTACAATTTTACCACCAGGCTGAACGGGAATAAGTTTCATACCCTCAGTTTTTAACCATGTATCTGCTGCCGCCTTGCCTAAAATACGCACGCGATCCTGATACTCTTTACCTACAGGCGAAAGGTTTTGAGTTATGCCAACAACCTTCTCGTATAAATCTTTGTCGCTTTGAATTAAAGCTAGTTCCATTGGAAGCACTACAAGGTCAGGGTCTGTATCAAAGGCTGTTATCATATCTTGGGCTGCTTTTGCTTGTTTTTCCTGCCCTACTGTTCCTTGATAACCTTCCAATTGCTTTTTTAAACGAGCGCGAGCTAACTCACGCTTGCCGTTCTTTACTAAAGTAATGACTTCTGAGCGAAGCAAATTTGCGTTCTTTTTTTCATCTTCATTCAAAATAGATTCTGACGCCTTGATCTGGTCATTAAGTTCAGGGAACGCCATCGCTAGTCGTGCTAAGTTAGGAGCCGATCTATCTTGTTGATACGATGCCATCGCTTGCTTTATCTCCGCAGCGCGTTGCTGCTTTAAGACAGCAGCCTGTTCAGCACGTTGCCTTTGCTCTTGAGCTTGAGCAAAGTTAAGCGAGCCTTCGAAAGCTGCCATAGGGCTTGCAATGTTATAGTTAAATGGATCAGGCATTAGAATGTTCTCTGGTTTATATTAGACATAGTGAAGCCACTAGGCCCAATCATTCCGCTTTGTGGTGGCACTGGAGGCGTTGGAACGCCCGATGGAGTCACGGGTGGCTTAAACAGCCCTGGTAGCTGTCCACCTATAGTGCCGATTGCCTGATTAAAGGCATTGGCCTGTCCTAATATACCACCAGCTTGTGCTTGTCCCGCTTGCGTATATGCGTTGCCAATATTGGTTGCAGAGTTAAGTGTATTGGTTGCAACGCCAGCAGCAGAGGCTTGGCCAAGAGTTGAAAGCCCAGCCAAACGTCCATATTGCTGATCTAAAAACTGAGTCAATAATGCGGGGCGAAACTGAGCTAATGCGCCCTGAATGTTGCCGCCGCGAAGTCCACCAGTTGCTGATGCGTTTTGCCGAATGGCATCCTCTCCTTGTGCAGCCAATGCCTGAAAGAATGGGCTTTGCTCTTGCTGCGATATATAGGCTTGCTGTGCTTCTGGGCCTGACAGACCCAATGACGCCATCTGAGCTTGCAAGGCTGGTGTGCCAGCGGACACATACGGGTTAAGCAGCGTCCGCATTTCCTCACGAGCCGCACGCTGTTCGTCTGCTGTTCTGTCAGCCGCCGCAAGTTGTGTTTTACTCGCTCTTTTAGAGGCACTAATTGACACCCCTGCGCCGATGATGGCGCTACCGATTGTTGCCGCTGCTACCGCACTCATATCAATATCCCCCTATCGTCACTATCAAAGCCTGACGATAATCTACTGTAATTTCTTCGCCGTTGCTGCCGCCCTTGCATCCTGAGATGTCGCGCATTGCAACAACATATATATCACCATTTTCCATACGGAACATCATTGCATTCGGATTCTTAGAATGGTTGGTGTAGCGCCCTGCTGGTGTGCGTAGTCCGCCCATCAATGCTGGCGCAATTACCTCAAACTGTGGAATGTTACCAGATGCAAACAATCCTTTGCCTTCGATCTGGCTATCACCCAGCGCAACTTTATACTCGCCATGCGGAAACGGAATCTGGTCATATTGTAATTCAGATATTTCCCGCACTGTTTCAGCGTCAAAGCCAAACTCCTCAATCGCTGCGTAAAAGTCAGCAATGTCTTCAGAGTGATCAAAGCTTAACAGCATTTGGTTAAACTTCTTTGATTCCTGCCATGACTCGCTTTTGTCTAAGAACATTTCATCAAGCGTATCAACGTCACGCTCGTCGGTTGAAAAGATGTTCTGCCAAATCACATCTTCATGGATATAGGCTATCTTGCGGCCAGGAGGTGCGATGAACGACTGTGGGGCCACTAGCTCTGTCTTTGTGCCATCGTCATTTAAGATAGTCAGGCGACCAGATAGCATATTGTTGAAATGGGCAGTCTTGTGATGATGGCCTACTATATATGAATCCGCTGGCATACGAACTTCACGAATGTAAATGCCTGGAGCAAAGCGATGTGTAATAGGGCAGTCAGCTTGTGGTAGGTCAAGAAGTGCCGACTCTAGACGCTGAACATCAGCTTCATTGAAAGCCTTTGTGAAAGGCTCAATAAGAACGCTTTCAACTGTATCAATGTCTTTTGTGCGGCATATTGCAGTCACAGCATCACCTTTACGAAATGAGCCACAGGCTGCTCTTTAAGGCTCTGTGGCAAAACCATATCACAATTTGTTTGCCTTTGGCAATAAAGTATCTTAATTATCATCACGCAGCTTACCTGACGGGGGACAGGCGACTCATCATCGCTTGCTGTAATTTTCCTGATGCAGCACTTTGATGAGGTGTTTTATGATTACTCAAGAACGTTTGCGTGAGCTTGTCCGCTATTGCCCTGAGACTGGCATATTTACCCACCTCGAAAGCAATCGTCGCAAGAAAGCTGGAATGCAAGCTGGATCGTTGCGAAAAGATGGCTATGTTTACATTATGATTGATGGGCATAGAACTATGGCTCATAGATTTGCATGGATGTATATAACTGGTAAATGGCCTATTGCTGATATTGACCATGTAGACGGTAATAAATCTAACAACTCATTTAATAATCTTCGTGACGTTTCTCGCAGTGTAAACGCTCAAAATCAAAATAGGGCAAAGCGAACAAGCAAAACTGGATACCTAGGTGTTCGTTATCATGGGCCTAATAAATTTGTTGCCGCAATCTCCGTTAATGGCAAAAGCATTTACCTTGGTGTTTTTGGCGATTCATTAGATGCCCACAATGCTTATCTGACAGCGAAACGTAAACTACATGAGGGATGTGTAATTTAATCCTCATCTTCACGTTCTTCCCAAGCCTGACACGCTCTCATGTCGTGACAAATAAATTCAAATTTTTCACAATATCCACGATAACCTGCGTCTACATCCCATGCGTTCCACGGAATTTTATCCATTTTTGATTGCATAAGCGTTGAGTTAATAAAATACTCGCAGTTAGAACATCTGCGCCGACGAGCTTCAGTCTCATCCACTTGCATAGCTACACCCAAGGCCACCCAGTATTCAGGATTAGCGCCACGCTCGTTGCTTGGGTTTTCAGGGCCAAGCATCCAATCGTCAATGACGATCTTCGTGTTCTTCTTGTTCTCAGCAGTGGTGATGAATGGTTCGCTTTCACGCAGACCAGCAAAGCCTTCAATAATCATCATTGGCTTTTTCATTACGATATTTCCCGTCCAGATGCGCGGATGTTGATAGCTGTGGCTGTTCCCGCAATAGTTGAAATAAACCCGCCTGACGCAATTACCTGGCCGACTAGCTCAGGAAACGTGTAGGTTTCCGATGGCTGAAGCGTTTTGGTCATGACGATAAGGTTGTCATTTCCTGCGCTGCCAGACACTGCCACAAGGTTAACGCTGATCGTTGCAGCCGTTGCGGTGTAATTAGTTGCTGTGAACTTATCAATGACCGTTGTAACGTTCACAGAGGTATATTGCGTTGTCTGTGTGTTTTCCGCAGTCTTTGCTGGAATGATGTTTCTGGTATTTACAGCCATGTCTAATCCTTTAATACAACAAACAATTAAATGATGCTGCTTGCGTTATAACCCAATTTGTGCCGTTTGACACTAGTGTTGCCCAATTTCCAGCAACATTTGTCAAAATCGCAGAACCAGCCGAACCGCCACCTTGCGGAATGACATCGCTTGACGCAGATACAAGTGACTGATCTTGGTAGTTCTGAAAGTTAAGAGTACGGCCAGCATATACCGAAGCGGTAGGCAGCGTGACAGTGCAAGTCGAACCTGACTTGTCATTAATAATCCAAAGCTCACCAGATGCTACCGTGAAGTCCGCTGTTTTAATTACAGGCGACGATGACGCATTAATGATTGCTTGCACAGCCAGCGCATCCAATGCTGGCGGCAATTGTTGAAGTGTCGTTATTTGCTCTTGCAGTGCTGCAATCTGCTCCTGAGATGCCGCTGGTGGGCCTCTGTCTAAAGAATCCAGAAGACTTTGAATGCTGTCATTTGCTTCATTCGCAGCAGCATTGGCATTGCCAGCCGCAATACTAATATCATCAACAGTAACGTTCGCCATCGTATCAACGGTAGCAAATAGATTTTCGAATTGTTTAATCTGCTCAAAGTCCTGAAGGAACGAGGCAAACTGATCCCGTGTCAGGCTTAATCTTCTTGGAGTTACAGCCATCAGTAAGCCAATGGCTCTATTGCCGCCTCTAGCCTAGCAAAAGACATATGAGCGTCTGATGTGCCCTGGAAACGTTGAACGCGCCAGTTACGCATCCAGCCTTGGTGGAACCATACAAGTCTCTTGGCTCGCTCTCCAGTCTTACCAGCCTTGATGAACTTCTGCTGGCTCCAGTTCTGCCCATCAGTTGAGTAGCTGGTGTTAATCGTTGGGTCTAAGCCGAACGCAACCGAGCCTGTTAGCGAAACCAGTTCAAGGTTCTGCAATATCGCGCCGCGACCTTCGTTATATAGAATGGTTGTGCCAAATTCCCAACGCACCTTTTGCCCCCAGTGCGTCGATATATCCTTTACCAGATACCCAATGGCATTGCTGGTAGGGTCGCCTAGCAACCACTTGTCATAGCACCACACGAAGTTCTGAGCGCGATAGCGAGCGAAGTCCACAAGGCTGCTCGTCAACGTGAACCAAACAGGCTGGCCCAATTCTTGCGATGCCGCTGCGTCAAATACAATCGTGCGATCTGGAAGGTGGATATATAGATGCTCGTGCGCTCTATCGTTCCTTGCCTCTAGCTTTACAGTCGCTAACTGCGCTTCAGTGAATGTTGCAAGCAGTTCGTCAATCTCTTGCGTGCTAACCTTATTTGCGGTTGCGTTTGCGGCAAGATAAATAGATGGCGCTTCGTTGAAGCCACTACCAAGGAATGCGATGTTCTCAAGGAATACGCAGCAAGCGTGTGTGCCGACAACGCCCTTTTCAACCTGAGCTCCTTCGATACGTTGGAACGGGAATAGCTCTCCACCACGGTTGTCAAACACTTCGATGGTGTGACGGTTAAGCGCATAGACTTCATTGCGTAGCTTTAACAGGGCAACCACTGGATCAGGGTCAGCTTCTGACGAACCATATTTTAACGGGTTCACTGCGAACGGATTGTTTAGTTCAGTGACCACCAGAAACTCGCCATCAGTGGTCATCCAGTAGCCATCCACCCACACTGTATCAAGAACTATGCCAAGATCAGGGTCGGTGTTCTGAGCGAGAACGCCTGTTGCTATATCCCATAGGAATAGATTGTTGTTCGATGCGATGCCAATATATTCAAAGCTATAGTCTAGCGTAACGTAATCGCCATCATTGCCGACATCTCCCAAGATCGTCACAGCGCCATTGCTGGCAACTGATACGAACTTAGAACCCATGACGCGATAGCATACGTTGTTATAGTTTATGCCACCGCGATCAATGCCAGGGCCAGTACCGTTGCCGACAATGCCTTCAGCGGGTCGCAAGTATCCATTACTGATTCCATTCGCTTTTGGCACAGGAACAAAGTTAACGGGATAAGACGTTCTAAAGTCTGGCCCGTTGTCTGTAAATATGCCGCTCAGGATTGGAATCTGTGTCATGGATATAGTTTATTCCAGCAGAAGAAAGCCGCCATCTTCAAGAGTTAGGAAGTCACCATTCTCTAAAAGAAGCGCACCAAGAACGGGGCCACCGTCTGCGTTGTAATAACGCAAGCGATTCCGAAGGCGCGTTAGCAGAAACATTAGAAGCCTTCGCCTGGAATAATGTGGAGCGAACCACCGCCAGCAGGGGCAATGTATGCGATCCGATCATAATCCAGAAACTTGCTAATGCTTACCTGACCGTTTGGCGGAACCAGATAGTCAGCAGTCGTTGCAGCTAGACCAGCGCCCGTGCCGATGCGGACAAAGCACTCAACCGAATTGCGGCTGGTGATGCACATCGATGTCACGTTCTTACCAATAACGGAGTTCGCACTAGCAACGCCAGGAGCTACGGCAATAGCTTGTCCGTAAGCTGGTGCAAATGTTCTAATATCATCCATAGTTTAATTCCTTTACCACTTTACTTTGTCGGCCCAAAACGCCGCGCTCATTTTACCCTTAGCTATATTCTTTGAATGCCTAGCCTTAAACGATGCGCGGCGCTTCTTATTAGATTCGCTTTCGCCTTTGCTGGCGGGTGAACCCATTACGCCCTGCTGTCCGAAGCGGATTGTCTTGATCTTATCGCCTTCTTTAGCGACAACAACGTGCGACTTCTTCGGATGCGATGGTGTGCGCTTGGGCTTGTTATAGCCAGCTACACCAACACGAGTAAGGCGCGAATCCTTTTTCATCTGAGCCTCGTGGCGTTCTTACTTCTTTTTCTTCTTGGCTTTGGTCATAGTCATTGACTTGCCAGCTTTAGCTGCAGCTTTCTTAGCCATCGCCATACCTTTTGCATCGTAGCTGAACTTTTTTCCACCGACCATTGGCATTTCAATTCTCCTATTAGAAAGTTACGTAAAGATTAAACGCTTCAAGG